CGTGAATCTCGAAATTGAAGCCGGCGATAAATACAACCTCAAGCAGTCTGAGCGCATCAAGCTCCAAACGGAACTGCAATCCTTAACCAGCCAGCAGCAGGCCATTCCGGAAGAGCGCGCTCAGATTCAACTGGAATCCATGGCGAAGCTGGCAGAGGCATCCAAACAATACAACGATATCCGCCTCGATGGTGAAACTAACGTCAGGGAGCAGGCTCTGCGGACGCTCGAGGTTCTGTCCTCAAATCTTGAATATGCCAAGGAAATGGCTTTAGGTTTGGCTGATGCTTTTGGCGATGTTGGCGGAGCCATTGGCGGGATGACCGTAGCCTTGGCCGAATACGCCAAGCAACAAGCAACGATCAGCATTCAAGCCGCTGAAGACATTAAAAAGGATCCGTCTCGAAAGCTGGAAATTGAACAAGAGGCCATGCTCAAGAGTTCCAGAACTCAGATCAAAGCCTATGGCGATATGACCCAGGCGGCTCAGGGATTCTTCAAAAAAGGCACCAAGGGTTACGAGGCCATGGGTGGTGCCGTCAAAGTATTCCGCGCTTTTGAAATGGCGCAATCTGTCATGTCGGCCGTCAAGCAAATGGAACAGATGGGAGGGATGCTCAGCTTCTTTCAAGGCGCTCTTGAACAGATGGGCATTATTTCTTCCGTCAATACGACCAAGGAGATTGCACAATCGACAGCTAAGGCACAGGCCAAAGCGGTTGAAGGGGCCGCCAACCAGGGAACTCAGGGCGATCCCTATTCAGCTTTTGCGCGCGTTGCTGCCTGGGTTGCCTTGATGGCGGGTCTCGGGATCATGATCAGCGGAGGAAGTGGCAGCTCTAAACAGGGCGTATCTGCGGAAGACATCAAAAAACAGCAGGAAGACGCTTTCAAGGCCAGCACAGCAACGATGCTGGGATCTGAGGAGATGAGCACGTCCATTCGTGACGCCCTGGATTTGATTGCCAACAACTCAACGAATGACCTGGATTACACCAAAGGCATGGCGTCTGACCTGAACCGCCTGGCAAATGCCATGGACTCAGCTGGGGCTGCCGTTGCCAAAGTGTTCAAGATTGATACCTCGAAGCTTAACTTAGGATCAACCAAAACCTCTAATGCGCCGGGCTTTGACCCCATTTCAGGGATGATTTGGGGCGGTACTAAAACCACGCGCGAATTAGTTAGCCAAGGAATCAAACTGGTTTCCCAATCGCTTTGGGACATCATTGAGGGCGCCCTGGTCAAAGGAAAAACGTTTGCCGATGTTCTGGTAACGAAAAAATCATCAACGCTTTTTGGTCTGCTGGGCAGCACCTCACAGAGCCTTGAGACTATTTTTGGAAAACTGGACAACACAATCGCCCAGGCACTTTCCAAATCCTTTAAAGGCATTTACACAACCATCGAAAAATCAGCCGATCTTTTAGGGATGTCAGGTCCCGGCCTTACGACTCTATTAAATAATCTTGTGATCAAGATGCCCCGCATCCCGCTGGGAAAAGATGGCAAGAAAAACGCTGAGAACATTGCCGCCGCGCTTTCAGCGCAGGCCGATCGATGGGCCGAACAGATTAATCCCCAACTCAAAGAGTTCCAGCGCATTGATGAAGGTCTCTACGAAACCATGATTCGGGTTTCGGAAGGTACGGCCCGCGCCACCGGAATTCTTGAAACCTTGGGCATGACCACAATCAGCTACAACGAGATCAAGGAAAAGGAGGGTGATGTTGCAGCTGAAATTACTCGTCAAGCCATTATGGCCCAAGGTGATTTGAGCAGCGGGACCCGTCGTTACGTTGAGGAATTGACTGGTTCTGCAGAGGATATTGCATCCGCATATGGGCAAATTCTAAATATCACCAACTTAATGCGGGGCGCAGGATTTGGCGCTGAAAACATTGATCGCACAATGATCAATGCCGCAGGCGGATTGTCAGCATTTGAAGAATCGCTGCAATCATTTCGCGAAAACTTCATGACTGATGCTCAAAGAGTCAATGCCGATACCGTCGAACTAGCGCAGTCTTTTGCGCGCCTTGGCTTCGCAATGCCAAAAACCAAGGAAGAGTTTTATTCCATTGCCATGGGCATGGATACAACCACTGAAGAAGGAAAAAAACTTTTTGCCCAGTTTATTGGCCTTAATGGACGATTTGCAGACCTTACAAATGCTTCACAAGATCTAGCTGACGCACAAGCAGAGGCGGCTCAGGCAGCTGCTGAAGCTGCGACAAGGGCACAGGAACAACTGATTTCCGGGCTTCAGAAAACGGTTGATACAACGCTATCTGACATGAAGAAGGCTTATGGCGATCTTCAAAAGATCCAAGAACGATTCGTTAATCTTGGCAAAACGCTGAAAAATTATCTGGCTGATTTGATTGGTGGCTCCTCTGCCTACACCAGTCCGGAGGAGCGTTATCGTGCAGCTCGCGCTGAGTTCGAAAGGCTACGCTTCCTTGCGGGCCAAGGCGATGAGGATGCGCTTTCTTCCCTGACCTCTGCAGGCAAAACCTTTCTAGATGCATCCAGAGAATACAACGCGTCCAGTGAAGATTTTCAACGCGATTTTTTAGCGGTTACTAGCGCAATTCAAGAAAGCCTTCGATTCGCTGAGCAACAAGTTGTCGTTACCGGCGCTCAATTAAGGATTGCCGAAAACAGCTTTTCCGCTTTGCGTGAAATTAACGGATCTGTTCTTTCTGTGACGCAAGGGATCAGCGCATTAAATACGGCAATGGCGTCCTACAATGCAGCAGTCCTTGCATTGGCAGCGGCCATGAGAACTCCGGCTACTGGCGGTGGTGGCTCAGGAGTCATTGTCGATAATACAGGGTCCGTGGTTTATAACCCGAGCGCACCCTCAGGCTCACCAACAAATCCGATACCTGTGCCGAGACCAACATATGTGCGCAGCTTCGCCGTGGGTGGGTATGCACCTTCAGGATTTGCAATGGTCGGTGAGCAAGGGCCTGAGCTGGTCAACTTCACGCGACCTGGACAAGTCTTAACGGCTGATCAGACCCGCGATCTGTTAAGCGGTGGAGATACGTCCAGCAAGCTGGATGGTATCCAGGCAGGCATCTCAGCCGGTATTAAAGTCGACCAGGCGGTAGGCACGGCCCTCCTGTCTGAGCTTCAAGCCCTGAATGAGCGCATGGCGGTTATCGAATCCGCCTCCAAGCTTCAGGGAGCTGCAGCCTGATGTTGACTTACCTTGCAGAAATTGAGGTCTATGACACGGCGCTTTTAAGCGTCAGGACGCTTTATTTCGCAACGCATGGCTACACCTCAACGGCTGCTGATTCCCCGGCCAGCACGTTTTATGAGCCGAAACTCAAGCAGCCCGGCCTGATGCGCCGTGATGTGTTTGCGCAAGGGGCGACCGGAGGGGCATCGACCACCGGCTATGGCTTGATTGAGCTGGTCAATCTGGGAACGCTCGATACGCTGGCCGATTACGGGTTTGATGGCCGCAACTTCAGAATTCTTCTGGGGGACGATAAGGCAGCGCGCTCCACGTTCACCACCGTGATTAAAGGCACGATGGAGCAGCCTGAGTTCACCTGGCAAAGCCTCTCCATTCGAATTCGGGATCGGATTGCCGAATTTGACCGCACAATTCAGACCACTCTGTTTCAGGGTACCAATGCCTTGCCTGCAGGCCTCGAGGGGACAGCCAGCGATCTTAAGGGCAAACCTAAACCCAAACTTTATGGTCAGGTCTTTAATATCAGCCCGCCCATGGTCAATACCTCTCGATTGATCTACCAGGTCAATGATGGGGCCATTGCCTCCCTGGATCAGGTTTATGACCAGGGCGTTGCTTTAACGGCTGGAGCGGTTTACAGCTCCCAGGCCGATATGGAGACCAATGCGCCCGCTGCCGGGACTTATCGCGCCTGGCTTGCAGGCGGGTATTTCCGTTTGGGATCAAGTCCCGTTGGCCCCGTGACCGTCAGCGCTACCCAAGGGTCATCTGCTGCCGATCGAACGGCCGCTCAGATCATTAAAACCATTGCAACAACCTCCGGAGGCATTGCTGCGGGCGATGTTGTTGCCGCTGATGTCACGGCGCTTGATACCGCTTCCGGAAGCGCCATCGTCGGCATTTACCTTGGGGATGGCGAAACCATTAAAACCGCACTGGATGCCATCAGCAATTCCGTGGGTGCCTGGTATTCCTTTGATCGTTTGGGCCAACTTCGAATGGCTCAATTGACCGCGCCATCCGGATCGCCTGCAGCCACATTTACCGCGCAGGACATCATCGATATTGAGCGAACGGCAACTGCGGACACCGATAAAGGCGTGCCTGCCTATCAAGTCCGGTTGGGCTATGCGCGCAATTACACCGTGATTTCATCCGGCCTTGCAGCTGCAGCGACGGCAGCTTTTAAGGCCTGGCTCGCGGAAGATTACCGCACGGTTTCAGCGACCGACAGCACCGTCTTGACGGCGCATCTCCTCTCGCCGGTATTGGAATTTCAAAGCCTTTTGGTCGATGCCACCGCTGCTCAAACCGAGGCGACCCGTCGATTGACGCTTTATAAATCCCGGCGCGATCGCCTGAATATCAAAGTGAAAGTCTTACCGGGCGTCACAGACACCATTGATCTTGGCAATGTCATTACCGTCAAGATTGATCGTTTCGGCTATGGCAGCGGAAAACTATTCAGGGTGATCGGCCTGCAGCCGGATTATCGCATCGGAACCATCGATCTCACGCTCTGGGGCTAAATCATGTCGAACATCATCATGGGGTTTCCGAATCTCTCCGATAAATGCACTCTTTCCGGAGGCTCCTGGCTGGCTTCATTGCCTTTGACGAATCTTCAGGATCGGCGCATCAGCAAAAAAGCACGCTCGACCAATGCGGCCACTGGATCCACCCAATTTCAGATTACTTTGGACAAGGAGCGCATCGTTAATTTGTTTGGCGTTGTGGGGCATAACCTGTCCACTTCGGCGCAATTTCGGATCCGCGGAAATACGAGCGCTTCCTTTTCGTCCCCCTTATATGACTCCGGCTGGAAAGATGTCTGGGTCGATATGGCGGACGGCATCTATGGCGGTCTCGAGTGGGAATCGGATTCTTTCTGGTCCTGGAAAATGGATCCCGAAGAAGCAGCGTATTACCCCGGCCTTGCCTTCGAATACATCGAAGACATCGTGAATTATCGTTACTGGCTAATTGAATTCAGCGATACCACCAATGCCTCCGGCTATATCGAAATCGGCCGTCTTTTTGTCGGCAATTCCTTCCAGCCTGAAAACAATGCGTCTTTTGGGTGGAGTCTTGGGTATGAAGACGCTTCAGTCATTGAGGAAGCCATCGGCGGAGCGGAATACTACGACCAAAGACCCAAATACCGGGTATGCCGGTTTGGCCTGAACTGGCTGAGTGACATTGAAGCCATGACCACCGCTTTGGGCGCTAGTCGCATTCTTGGGATCACGGATGAGGTGCTGCTGATCTGGGATAAGGATGATGGCAACAACCTCATGCGCCAAAGTTTCTTGGGGCGACTCCGGTCGCTTTCTCCGATCGATAACCCGGACCCAGTCCGATTTACTACAGCCTACGAAATTAAGGAGATCATCGCGTGAGTAGCGTAACTTTCTCAACGACCGTTGGCGGCGATGGCTCTACCGTCACCGATGACAGCAATCCTTCCACTGGCCTTGCCAATGGCGGCCATCGCACGCGATTTGTGCCCGCCCTGGCGCAAACAGTCGCCGTCGCGGCCAATACCGTCACCAAAGCAACAGAGGCCGTCAACGCTGCCGCGGCTGCTGCCGCATCGGCTGCATCGGCTGCGGCCATTGCCGGAGCTTTTGTCTCCACTTCGACGACCAATTGGACCCCCACAATTGGCTCCAAGGCGTTTGCAGTCCAGGCAGGAGAGCAATACACCTCAGGCATTTACGTCACCATCGTTTCAGCCTCCGATAATGCTAATTGGGGTTTTGGACAGGTGACCGGCTATAGCGGATCCACCTTGACGGTGGATGTTCAGGTGA